GTCTTTCATGAAAGCGGGCAAAGTACAGTTACGCAAGTTTTTAGACGATATTAAGGCTGTGAGTATTCCTGCTAACGGACGTATCAATAAAGATATACTTTTACTAAAGGCTTTGTAGCAACAGTAGTATCCTGATAAATACTTTACAAGGATACCAATATGGCTGAACAAGATTTATCACCAACATTTTTTGCTAACGGAACACTAAGGACCGATAGCCTTTATGTTCCTGCTACTGGAACTGGACACGGACATATTAAATATGACCCAGATGGAAATCTTGGCGATTTAAAAATTGCTCCAGAGCAACAAACTGTACAGTTACGCAGAGGTGAAATAACCGACTACATTAGGCTTCGATTAGCAGATGGTATTGTTGACGTTGAGTTGGACACTGAACATTATAACCTCGCAATTAATCAGGCATTGATCAAGTATCGTCAACGTGCCAGCAATAGCCAAGAAGAATCATATGCATTCCTTAAACTAAAACCAGAAACACAGGAGTATATTCTTCCTGATGTTGTAATGGATGTGCGAGCCGCATTTAGGCGTGGCATAGGCAGTGTAACAGGTACCACAGCAAGTCAGTTTGAACCATTTGCTAGTGGATATCTAAACACATACATGTTGGTTGCAGGTCGTGTTGGTGGATTGTTAAGTTACGAACTGTTTACAGCATACCAAGAACAAGCCATGAAGATGTTCGGCGGACATTTAAATTTTTACTTTAATAAAACAACCAAAAAGTTAACACTGGTACGCAAAATGCCTACACAAGGTGCTAATCCACCAGAAGAAAACATGGAAGATGTGTTGTTGCAAATATACAACTACAAACCAGAAAGTATGTTGTTAAATGATTACCAGGCTTTTCCGTGGTTACAGGACTATGCATACAGCTTTGCCAAACGTATACTTGGTGAAGCACGAGAAAAGTATGCTACTATCGCAGGCCCCAACGGTGGAACCAGTCTAAACGGTGCTAGTCTTAAAGCTGAAGCAAGCCAAGAAATGGCCGAACTAGAACAACAACTTCAGAACTTTGTTGACGGTAGTAACCCACTAACTTGGGTAATTGGTTAACTTTCTGTTTAACTTTCTTTTTACCTGTGTTATAATCTATCTATGATTATAGGAATATGTGGATTCATTGGATCCGGCAAAGACACAGTAGCAAACTACTTAGTAGAAGAACACAACTACCAACGTGACAGTTTTGCTGGCGCACTCAAAGACGCAGTGGCATCTGTGTTTGGATGGGATAGGCAACTACTTGAAGGTGCAACCACTGAAGCACGTGAGTGGCGAGAACAAGTAGACACTTGGTGGGCTGAACGTCTAAACATCCCCAAACTTACCCCACGTTGGGTATTGCAATATTGGGGCACAGAAGTTTGTAGGCAAGGATTCCACGATGATATATGGATTGCTAGTTTAGAGCATAGGCTATTACAGCAAGATGTTGATACAGTTATTAGCGATGTGCGTTTCCCTAACGAAGTTGAAGTGATAAAGAAAGCAGGCGGCAAAGTGTGGTGGGTTCAGCGTGGAGCACTTCCAGACTGGTACCCACAAGGTATGTTAGCCAGCAACGGGTACACTGATGCAGTTAAACAATTAGAAGAACAAAACATACACATAAGTGAATGGGCTTGGTTACAAACGGTGTTTGATCTAGTGCTCAACAACAACAGCACTGTGAATCATCTTTATTCTAAGATCAGTAGTCGACTTTAATCAAACTCGATACTTTCCAATTCCAAGACCGAATTGTAACTTATTATTTGTTCTAACAAATCTATATTCTCAACGTGGCCAATTACTGGGTATCCTGTATAGTCGACTATTTTTTTACTGCTGTGCTGTGCAACAAATGCAGGATCGTGTTGTTTGAACTTTGATAGCAAGTCGTCAAAGTCTGTGAACTCATCTTCTGTAACAGTTACAATATTAATACCTGGTTTCACAAAATCGTGAAACTTGCAGGTTTGACTGATCTGCTGGAAATCCTGTTCGAGATAAATCTGTAATGGACCATGACCAACATATGGATTTTGCAGTTTAACATCACCAAGTTCCAATTTATGTTTGAACGGAAATAATTCCATATCAAATCCTACATCGTTATACCATTCGATTTGTAACCAACCTAACCTATTAGGTTCAATATTGTGCTGGAGTATATGCAACCCATAGTGCAGGTCATGTATTACATGATCAAGTTCTGCAGGAATTTTCGAGAATCCCTCCATTAACAAAGTTTCTATGTCCTTGTGCATTTGTGCAGTATGCTTGATGCTAGTATCTCTAAAGTCCCACGACCATCCAAGTTGTTGATTCACTACGATTGCAAGTTCGGACATGTATTTTTTTGTAAACTTAGGGCGGTCTCTGTATACAGGAAACTCTTCTTGGTAAGTCTTTTTTGTTAATTCGTAATACTTCTCCCCAACATTGGTATCATCGATATTACATATTAACTGGTTGAAGTTTTTAAATTTTACTAAGAATTTCATTTGTCGTTATCAATAGAACTTTCGGTCCATGTGTTTTTGGTTTGATGCATTTCTATCCTACAGTTAGCACAAATACTTTTTAGATTAACCCAGTTGTTGTTTTTTAAGTTTCCATCAACATAAAATACAAACATCTGTTGTTTGTGTTTTGCTTTGAAGCCGCAATGTTCGCAGACCAGCTTCTTTTTATATCCAGCTCGTAGCCACCCAGCCACTTGCCTTCCCTTCTTACCCTGATTGGCACAACTAGCGCACTGCTTTCTATAGCGTACTTTACCTTTAGAATAGTAGTTTATTGCTACAGGATTACCGCGACACGTAGGGCATAAAGGTCTTTGCATGCTAGTATTTATGGGCAAACCTTTCGAAAGGCATCTTAATCACCTAAAATCTATAGTGTTATTATAAATATAAAAAAGTTTCTTAAAAAGGAAAAGAACATGGCATTAGTATCCCCAGGATTAGAAATCAGCGTAACAGACGAAAGTCAATACGTTCCAGGTGCAGTCGGAACTGTACCACTTATTATAATGGCCACAGCCCAGGATAAAACAAATCCTTCAGGCACAACAGCCACAGACACAACAGCCGCTAGAGCAGGCAAGTTATTGGCCTACACTAGCCAAAGAGAACTTATTGCCGCAATGGGTTACCCCAGCTTTAAGCAAAGCGCCGCAGGTACACCACTGCATGGCGACGAGAGAAATGAATATGGCTTAATGGCAGCCTATAGTGCATTAGGCAATGTCAACCGAATTTTTGCAATTAGAGCAAACGTTGACCTAGACGAACTAGCACCAACAGCAGTTCGACCAGTAGGCGCAGTAGCTAACAATACACATTGGTTAGATTTGAGTACAAGTACATGGGGAATTTATTCGTGGAACGCTACTACAAATGCATTTACAAACAATACTCCATTGCTGATTACTGAAACCAGTGACCAAACACTAGTAAGTAGCATCTACGTACCTAAAGCCAGCATTGGTCAGATTGGTCAGTATGCTGTATCATTTGGTACAGGAAGCAATGCTAACTTGTTCCTTAAGGCAGGTGGCGATTTGCCAACCACTGACGGCAAGTATAACACATGGGTAAGACTAGGAACAGATGATTGGGCAACTAGTGTTGCTACAATCAAAGGCACAGCAACTTCGCCAAGTATTCCTGCAAGCACCCCGGCTGCTACACTTACTATTAACGGTCAAACAGTTACTATTGGTAACACAGGTGCCGCAAGAACACTAGACCAAGTTGTTAGCTCAATCAACTCTGCCGCAGTTACTGGTGTTACAGCCGCTAATGTAGGCAACAAGTTGTACTTGTATGCTTCAAGTCTAGCAGAAAGTGATGGAGCAACAGCAGACGGAAAGATTGCAATTGCAAACGGTTCAGGCACCCCATTAACAACATTGGGTATTACAGCAGGAACATATGCTAACCCACTATTGCTTTACGGTGATTTTGCCGCTTACCCAAGTTGGAGAAGCAGTGACACAACACCACGTCCAACAGGATCAGTATATGCTAAACTTGGCGCAACTGGTTCGGGTGCTGATTTGGTTATTAAGAAGTACTCAACTACAACAGCAACATTTACTACACAGGCTGCTCCGTTCTACAACAGAGCAGAAAACGCACTTTATGGTTTAGACCCAGCTGGTGGTGGTAACGGTATTGCCGCTGGTACACTTTGGGTTGCTTATGATCCACTACGTACAAGCACAGGTGGTTACAAGCCATTCAGTCGTAGAGTAGCCGGTCAAACCGTAGTAAGTGGAACAGCAACAGCCGCTAACCCATTTACTGCTAGTGAGCAACTAAAGATTGGTGTTACCAGTATTGGTAGTGCAACAATTACAGAATACACAGTAACATTGAGTGGCACATCACCAGCAAGTTTTGTTAGTGACGTTTTAGCACAAAATATTGCAGAGTTAGATATCAGTGTAAGTAGCACAAATGTTATTACATTCACTCATATCTACGGTGGTGACATTTACCTAACAGACGTATCAGGTACACCAACAGCAGATGCAGGTTTCTCAAGTAGCACAACAGGTACTATCCTATACGGTAGTGTTCTTGCGTTGACTAACTGGGAAGCATTAACATATACTTACAGCACAACTACACCATATCAAGCACCAGCTGATGGCACATACTGGTACTACAGTGATGCCGCTACAGTTGATGTTATGATAGCTGACATAGGCGGATGGAAAGGCTATAAGAGCAGTTACTATGACGGATCGACCACTGATGCACGTGGTTATGATCTAAGTCTAACAGATGCCAATGGAGTGCAAGTTAGTGCAAGCGAACCAGAATTCCAAAGCGACGGCGTTAGCGCACTAGTTGCAGGCGATTTGTGGTTAGACAGCAGTGACTTAGAAAACTATCCAAAACTTTATCGTTATACAGGTACTGCTTGGGGATTGATTGACAACACAGAC